TCCCTGCACGCGACGTGCTGCATGTGTTCCGCAAGCGTCGCCCCGGGCAATTGCGCGATGTCTCCTGGCTCGCGCCCGTGCTGCTCCGGCTGCGTGATCTTGGCGATTACGAAGCAGCACTGCTGATGAAAGCCAAGATTGAGGCCTGCCTCGCTGCGGTGGTCACTGATGATGGTGAGGAAACGCTGACCAAACCGAGCGACGCCAACCCTGGCCTGCTGCGTGACGCGCAAGGCCGCGCAGTGGAAAGCTTCGAGCCTGGGATGATCCTGTATCGGCGCGGCCAGGGTGATGTAAGTGTGGTGAACCCCTCCGGCGGTGGGTCGCATACCGCCTTCGCGCGACGCTCGCTTGAAGCCGCCGCTGTCGGTGCGGGCCTCACCTATGACCAGGTCTCCGGCGATCTGACCCAGGCGAATTACTCCAGTCTCCGCGCAGGCAAGATCGAATTCCGGCGGCTGTGCGAACAGGTGCAATACGGCATGCTGATCCCGATGCTGGTGCGGCCTATCGCCGAGCGCTTTCACGCGCAAGGCGCGCTGCTCGGGCTTTGGGCGGATGCCATGCCGAAGGGTGTGGCGCACGTGCCGCCAGCGCATGAGATGATTGACCCCTTGAAAGACACCACCGCGCTGATCGCTCAGGTGCGCGCGGGCTTTGTGCCGCAGCCCGAAGCCGCCGGTGCCTTTGGCTATGATTTCCGCTCGGCGGTCGAGATGATCCGCGAAGCCAATGCTGCGCTGGATGCCGCGGGCATCTCGCTCGACACCGATCCAAGGCGTGTCGCCAAATCCGGTGGCGCGCAGGATGCAGCGCAAATGGCGGCGGTGGAAATCGCGGCCACAGGTGCGGCCGGCGCTGCAGCACCAACGCCGCCAGATACTCCCACAGCATAGGGCTCACCATGACCGAAACCACCGACCCGGGCGGGAGCGATCCTGCGCCGGCTGATCCCGCTTTGCCCGATCGACTTCCCCCCGATGGGCAATCGATCACCGCCCGCCGCGCCATCACCGCACCCGCCACCGTCGATCGTGCCGCACGCACGGTGGAGGTCGTCTGGTCCACCGGCGCGCGGGCACGCAACTTCGTGCCCTCCCTCGGCGGCATTACCGAAGAACTGGATATGTCGCCCAATGCGGTACGCATGGCGCAACTCGGCTCGGGCAATGCGCCGGTGCTGAACACGCACCGCAGCAGCGATGCGCGGGATGTGCTGGGCCGTGTGATTGCCGCCCGGCTTGAAGGCGGGCGCGGCCATGCGCGGCTGCAATTTTCTGGCGCTGCTGATGTGGAACCGCTCTGGCAGCGCATTGCCGATGGCACGCTGCGCGCGGTCAGCATCGGCTATCGCGTGCATCGCTATGACCAGCGCCCCGATCCGGTGAGCGGTGAGATGATCTATCGCGCCGTGGATTGGGAACCTTTCGAGATCTCGATCGTGCCCATCCCGGTTGATCGGGATGCGCAAGTGCGTGGCGCGGTGCCGCAGGGCGCGCCGTCCTTTGCCATTGAACCTGCCCTGCCTGACGAGGAAATCCCCATGACCGAGACGACGCCGGAAACCCCGGCAGCCCCTTCGGCGCCGCCTGCCGCGTCGCCCCCCGCAACCGCTACGGTGGAAACGCCACCTGACCTTGAAGCGCTCCGTGCCGATGCACAGCGCGCCGAGCGTGAGCGCATCTCCAGCATTGATGGTGCCATTGAAGCCGCCCGCGCCCTGGTCGGCACCGAGACCGCCGCGCATATCCGGCGCGAAGCTGTCGAGCGCGGCTGGCACCCGGACCAGGCGCGCCGTTCCCTGTTCGACGCCATGGTGAAAAGTGCCGCACCGCCTGCCATCCCCGCGCGACCGGAAACCGGGCCCGGGCATGACTCGCCCTCGGAGATTCTTGACGCCATGGCGGAAGCACTCGCCGCGCGCAGTATGCCGGGCTACCAGCCGCAGGGCACCGGGCGCCACGCTGAATTCATGGGCTGGCGGCCTTCGGACATGATCGGCGAATTGCTGCGCGTCCGCGGTGAACGCAACGTGCCGCGCAATCCCACACTGCTGGCCGAGCGCGCCTTTCACGCCACCTCCGACTTTCCGTTGCTGCTCTCGGCTGCGGCGAACAAGATGCTGCTCGCGGCCTATCAGCCCGCTGCGCCGAGCTATCGGCAGATCTTCCTTCGCCGCGATTTTCGCGACTTCAAGCCGCACCGGCATCTGCGCGTGGGTGATTTCCCGACGCTCATGCCGCTGATGGAGAATGGCGAAATCCAGGCCGGCACCATGTCGGAAAGCCAGGAAATCGTCCTGCTGCAAACCTTCGCGCGGCGCATCCGCGTGACGCGGCCGATGCTGGTGAATGATGATCTCGGCGCCTTCACGGATTTCGCTGCCGCGATTGGCCGGCGCGTCGCGGATTTCGAGAATGCCACGGCCTATGCGCTGCTCAATCAGGCCAATGGCGATGGCCCGACACTGACGAATGGACCGGCTGCGGTATTCGGCACGGCGGCCGCGCGGTTGAATAAGGCTGCCGCGGGCAGTGCGCTGGACATCAACAACCTTGCCAATGGTCGCGCTGCGATCCTGCGGCAAAAGACGCTGGACGGCCTGCCGATTTCCGTCGGCAATGCCATGAAGCTGCTGGTGGGCCCGAGCCTTGAATTGCCTGCGCGGCAATTGACGGTGAGTGTTGGCGCCACGCAAATCAGCCACGCCAATATCTATGCGGGCTTTGTCCAGCCGCTGGTTGAACCGTTGATCCCGAATAACCGCTGGTACCTGTTCGCCGATCCGCCCACCGCGCCGGTCTATGTCTATGGCTACCTGAATGGCGCAGAGGGACCGCAAGTCACCACCGGCCCGGTCTCCGGCGTGGATGGTGTCGAGGTCAGCGTGATCTTTGACTTCGGCGTTGGCGCCATCGATTGGCGCGGGGCCTGGTTCAATCCGGGCGCCTGATCACTCCCAACCCCTTTCATCATCGCAATTTCGCAACGGGCGTCCTTCGGGGCGCCTGTTGCGTTTCAGGAGGTTCTTTCCATGCGTAACTTCATCCAGCCGGGCAATAGCCTGGCCATTGCCGTGCCCTATGCGACAGGTGTTTCCGCCGGTCAGGGCGTCCTGGTCGGTGCGCTGTTTGGCGTGGCCGCCGTGGATGGTGTGCAGAACACCATGATCGAGGCCGCGACCACGGGCGTGTTCGACCTCACCAAGGAACCGGCTCTCGCCATCGGCGCCGGTGTGCGCGTGTTCTGGGACAATACCAACCGGCGCATTACCGCGACCGCCGCGGGCAATTTCCAGGTGGGCATCTCCACCCAGGCCGCGCTGGCTGCCGATGGCACGGTGCGCGTCTGGCTCAACCGCGTTCCGGCGGCGGGGGCGTGAACATGACGATCCTGTTGGCGCGTGATCACGAACGCTTGCAAGGCGTGCATCCCCATCTGGTTCGCGTGGTGATCGAGGCGCGCAAGGCCGCACCCTTCATTGTGCTGGAGGGGCTGCGGTCCCGCGAAAGGCAAGCCAAGCTTGTCGCGCTTGGTGCCTCGCGCACCATGAATAGTCGGCATTTGACGGGCCATGCGGTCGATCTTGGCTATTGGCTCGATGATGGGGACGGCGTGCCGGAGAATGGTGAGATCCGTTGGGACTGGCCTTTGTACGCGCAACTGGCCAGTGCCGTGAAAGGGGCGGCACAGAGGCTTGGCGTGCCCATCATCTGGGGCGGTGATTGGCCGAGCTTCCCCGATGGCCCGCATTTCGAATTGGATCGGGGAAAGTACCCATGATCGGCGCATTGCTGCCCGCGCTGGTGCCGATCCTGGGCGATGCGCTGAAACGCCTATTCCCAGATCCGGAGGCGCGCCAAAAGGCTGAGGCGGAACTGAATGCCGCCCTGCTCGCACGCGCTGGCGAATTGGAGAAAGCCGCCGCTGATATCATCAAGACCGAGGCCCAATCGGAACATTGGCTCGCTGCCTGCTGGCGTCCGCTGATGATGATCACCTTTGGCATCTTGATCGTACTGCGCT